AACGTCAAAGTACTCGATGAAGTCAAGTCTCTCCATGCTGTAGCCGTCTTCTAAAATTTTTACATTTTTAGGGAATGCGTCGCCGCCATGGCGAAGTATCCACTCGCCTTGCTCGATCGTTCGATCAACAAGGCCGCCTGTTTTCGTAACTGTGCCATCGCGCTTATTAGTGATGACTGCGCCTGAAAGACCTTTCACGAGAACGCACTTTCAATCATTACCTGTGCGGTCTTTCGTGGATCATTTCTTGTACGCAGCACCGCTCTGTTGTGTTGAGCTATTTCCATACGGTCTTTGTCTGATACTTCAAGGCACGTTGTAAACGCGTCAGCGACTCTTTGCATCAGCTCAAGGCCTTCTGGTTGCACTAGACGTCCCTGCGTTGGGCAGCCTTTGTACCAATCAAGAACATGCATTCTGAATTGTGGATCTGATAAATGCTCAGGGACAATACAAAGCGCCCCGGCATCAGCAGCTTCTAGCGTTGAATACTCAACAAGCCCTCGCGCAAAGTTGTAGGCGGTTAGGTTCATATGAACACGAAACCGTTGTGCGATAGCTGCTGAGTCAACGTAGTTGCCTAAGTATCTAATTAGCGCGTGTCCCTCAACTCGTGCGTCCCACGGGTACGGCGTAATGATGTTTCCATCAGTACCTTTAGAAAGATTGATGTTTGTGGCGTGACGTGCAACTTGAGCGCCAAAGTGATCTTTTAGAATCTCATAAACAATAAATGTAGGCGATGGTCCTAGGCCAACAGAGCATGAGCCCCACACTTCGACTGTGACGTGCTCTGGCAGTCTAGTGCCGGCGAGCGCGATAAGCGGTTGGCCTTTGTTATAAATAAATCGACCAGAAGTTCCGACAGTCCAGTTGTCAGTGATCGGATCATCAATGCCGAATCGTGGAATAAATGGCATTGGACCTTTTAGCCAGTTCATTGACTTGAAAAGATCGTTGCTATCGTTTGCCGAGTCTTCACTCATTGTCACTAAGGTCGTTCCTCGTGACGGCGACTCGAGCAGTTGCGGAACAAATGGAATATCTTTACCTGGGTAAAAAGAACCATGAAGAGCTGTAGTCCAAGGCGTCTTTGTTCTGCGCAGCGCGTCAACATACTCTGGGAGAACACCTTCTCCGGCTTTTAATGCAATCTTGTCGTGCTGCGGAATCTTAATTTCTGGAAGAACGATCATGTCATATGAATCGAGTACTTCTACAATGTTTTCAGTTTTTACAACTACGTTGGGGGCCTCGCTCCACCAGCGAGCGCCAGGCTGTGGTGTTCCCCAAGCCTTACGTGATTTTCCACTTTTTGTATACGAAACTACGTCACATTCATGACCTAGTCCGATAAATCCATGCTTAAGCCGAAACGCCCATGCTGTTGGGCCCTTTACTCCCGGCTCCGGCTCTAAAATAGCGACTTTCATTCGCGTCAATCTCCTATGCGTCGTGCGTGTTATGAATGATACCACAGGAGCAACGCGGAGGGCGTGTTTAGTTTCCTAAACAGAGGCCCTCCGCTGAAGCGTCAGTGTGGTAATTCGCCGATTAGAACGGCGCTGCAGGTGGCGTGTCTGTTGCTGCAGGTGCAGGTGCTGCCACTGGAGCAGGTGCAGGTGCAGGAGCGGGTGCAGGCGCCGGAGCGGGTGCTGCCACTGGAGCAGGTGCTGCTGTGGCAGCAGATGCGCCAGCCGAGTAGTACGCCTTGATCTCATTCTTCTTTTGACCCTGCCATACGCGTGAGCCAACCTGTGCGCGGAAATTACGACCGCGAAGTGTCTGCTCAATTTGTGCGTTGGATGGATTTGTTGCAAAGTATTCCTGGCCAAGACCAAGAGAATTCATCTTGCGGAAAAAGATTCCAAGTGCTGTTGGGTTATCAGTTGACACAACGAGGTTGTCCCATACGAGGCGCTTTGCGTGCGCACCGACTGTAACTTGCGCTTTTACGGCGAACATTGTCTTACCGTTCTGCGTGGTCTTTGCTACTGCTTCAATAATTTGCAGCTCGTAGTCACCGTCTGGGAGCGGGTCATAACTCGCTACATCACCGGCTTCTTTGACTAGGTCTCCCCAGTTTAGTGTGCTCATGGCTTACTTTCCTTCTGTCTTGGTTGTGGTTTTATTTTCCGGACGTGGTCCGAAAACTTGGTCAAGCATCGCCTCGATACCGAGGTGTTGTTGCTCAACGATCTTGCCCAGGCGACCCTGCACACGCTCGCCTGCTTCGTACATCGGTGTACGCTCAACGTACATACGACGTGCCTTGTAAGGCGGCTGTGTTGGGTCTGGGTTTGGAAATTCTTCAACGCTAATTGCGCCGAGAATGTCATAGAAATACGGCGCTTGAATTGCAAGCTGTCCCTGAAGGTACGGACGGTAGCGACCATCCGGGCTTTGACGTGCCATTGCTGTAAGAACTACAGCCTCAAGAGGATTTGTTGCGTGCATTGTCAAGTCGCGAAGATCGCGAAGCAGTGCTCCCATGTGGCGAAGAAGCTCGCCCCATTGTTGCATTTGCATCTGGTTCTTACCTGCAATGTTGTCAACGCATTTTACTTGAAGCTCAGATACTGAGTCAATGATCAATGACTTAAAGTGGTGTTTGCCGATCTGCAGCCACTGATACGCCTTGAGAACAGTGTCGTAGTCAGTAACGTTGACTACGCATGTATCCCAAGTGCCGTCAGCTGCTGGCGGTTCCTCGCGGAGTGGATCCCAATACTTAACGTTGATAGGGAGGAATCTATGTCCGCCCTCAACGTCAAGCATAAGGCGTGGATATGGTGCTGTGACGGCGAAGGTCGATTTACCAACCTTTGACTCGCCATAGACCATGATAGTTAGTGAACGCTGTACTGCTGACATTGTTAGTCACTTCCTTTCATCTCTGTGTTGTTGTTGTAGTAACTGTATGGGTCATCGACCTTAAACAGCTCACTAATTGCGTGTTCGGCGGCGCTGCCGTCGTCGAACAGTGGGCATATAGCGAAGAATTGGCATTTCCACTTGCAGTCCCTGCTGGGACGCGGGTATGCCACCGAGAAGTGATCTTGACCTTCGTCTAGAGCTTTTCTCACGTTGAGCATGTCACGAACTGTACCGTGCAATCTGTTCCAAAACGAACGTAGTGCAAAAGTATTGTGGCGAACTTCAATTTGTTCGTAAAACGGAGGCTTAGCGTTAGCGGTACGCTTTACTTTTTTGAGCAAAGTAAAGATGCCGCCCTCACAGCGTTCGCCTTCTTTGTTTTGGTGTGCCTCAAGAACCATGTACGTAAGAATCTGTTCGTTCATGTGCGCAAGTGAAGCAAACTCTGTAAACGAACCACCGACTGTCTTGAAGTCACGAAACATGCGAACACCGTCTGCTTTGCGGCGAACACGCATGTCGAGCTTACCTTGAAGTTCGACTGCGCCGTCGAACATAGGCATTGAAATGATTTCTTCAGTCGAGATCATTTCAAGATCAGCGTCAATGCCATTCTCGTTTACCCAGTCTTGGTATCCTTCAAGCATGATGCGCCCAAGCTCGGCTTCACTATCAAGATCAACTGTGTCGCGGAAACTCATGATCATTGCCTGACGGTCTTTTTCGACGAGCGTGCCGTATGCTTCAAGAAGATTAATTCCTGTCGAGTAGTGCATATCAAATGCTTCGTGAACTCGTGAACCGAGCGCCAACGCACCAGTGTGATTTTGTACCATAGGCTGTAGTCTACGGTAGTACGTTAGCCACCATTTACGCCGACAATCTTTGAATGTCTGAATTTCTGAGTTTGAGATCCTGATAGGGGCTTTCACCTCAACAGGGACTCCTGCGATATCTGTCATTTATTTACTTTCCTTTGATAATTGCAAGCAATTTTTCTTTGTCTTTTACGATTTGCTCGAAGCTTTCAGCCTTTGAGTCGAGAACGTCAATTACGCGTTCTTCGATGGTGCCATCAGTGACGTAGTCAATGATTGTGATCGAGTCATGGATCTCGCTACCGATACGGTGTACACGATCTAGTGCTTGCTTGTAGTCAACAAGTGACCACGGGCGCTGAAGCATCACCATGCGACGGGCGGCGGTCAATGTAATACCAACACCACCCGCTTGAGCTGTGAACAAGATCCATTTGATCTTGCCTGACTGAAAATCATCAACAGCTTGCTGGCGTTCGTCTTCGTTTTGCGCACCAGTGATTAGTCCGTGGGGAATGCTGGCCTTTGTCATTTCTGTGCTGAGTAACTCAATAAGCTGACGAGATACTGCGCAGACAGCTACTGAGTCATCACCAAAGTCACCACTCTTGATGTCGTCCATAAGTGCGTCGACCTTGCACGATGGCGCAGCCAATATCACCTTGGTTTCGCCAGTGAATTCGTCAACCAAGTGCGACTCAGCAAACGAGTTAGCAAACTGCAACAAGCGCGTCGTCTGCGTCAGTGCGCTTGGCGCTGTAACAGCTCCGCCACCTTCAATTTCTGCGATCATTAGATCGCGCATTTGTTCATACGCCTTGCGCTGCTTTGTCGACATTTCTACGTCACGGCGCTCTTTCATGACTGGCGGCAACCAAGGCAGCACGCGAGCCTTGAGCATGCGACGCATACGTGGATTGATAGTTGCGTAAAACTCTTCTTGCATGTGAGGCTTAACACCAAGAACAATCATGCCGCCAAAGGCATTCATCATAGTGTCGACCATGCGATCAATCCAGCGTGTCTTGCTTGGCCATTCAGTCGGCGACAGCCAGTGAAGAATCGACCAAAGATCGAGCACGTTGTTCGCAATGGGTGTGCCTGTAAGAGCAAAACGAATGTCTGCGTCACCAGTTGCTGCCCAAAGAGCACGAGTCTGTTTTGATTTAGGTTCCTTTGAGCGGTGAATTTCGTCTGCGACTACTGCCTTAAAGTCTATTTCATTTAGCTCACGGACATGAACTTCGCAGCGATTTTCGCTGATCTTTTCATCATGGCCACCACACGCGACACATCGTGTAAGCGCGACTGATCCGTACGGCGCAAGGCGCGAATGTGAACGTAGGGATTCCCAGTTAATGACGTAGACATCTGCGCCAGCGTCAAACTGCTTACGGCGCTGAACTGCTGATCCACTAATTACCTGAACGTTTGCTTCTGGCCACCACATTGTAAATTCACGCTGCCAGTTTTTCTTCAGCGTGTTGGGGCAGGTGATAAGCGTAGGAAATACGCTGTCCTCAGTCTCATGGATGTACCTTAGCGCACGAATCGTCTGTGCGGTCTTACCGAGTCCTGGTTCATCGGCGAGGAGAGCGCGACGTGCGGTAGAAAGAAATGCAACACCGGCACGTTGATGAGGAAACAGCTTTTCGTCACCTTCGTAGTCTTCTAGATCGCGAAGATCGTTTGCAGGAGTAACTCGGGTGGCAAGCTCATTAGCTGCCCACGCTCCAAGCCGCGGACCAATCTCAAGATCGTTCTTGAATACAGAACGCAAGGCTAAACATGTTGCCCAGCCTAGTGGAGCCTTCCATGCTTTTTCTGAAGCATTCCACGTTGCACCTGGAATTGTCTTACATAGCTCTTTGAATCGCCACTCCGTG